TCTGAAGAGGGACTATCCACTGGCGATAGTCCCTCTTTTATTATGAACCCGGTATAGCAACCAACGAACTTTAGTTAATAAGAGTTAACCACGAGAAAAGTTTAGGCAATAATTTCTTATTTCAAAAAATATTCATTACCTTTGCATCTGCTTTTGGGCAAAAAGCCATGATGGCTCAGTTGGTAGAGCAACGCATTCGTAATGCGTGGGTCGCGGGTTCGAGTCCCGCTCGTGGCTCTTTCTTGTGAAAGGAGTTAGTATTTTCCTTCGCGAGATTAGCACATCGGTAGTGCACGGGCTTCCCAAGCCTGTGAGGCGGGTTCGACTCCCGTATCTCGCTCAAATACTGATAATCAGCCACTTACATCATTTTTCACCATTAAAAACATAGTAAAACCATCATTTTCACCCACAAAATAGGTACAAAAACGTGCATAATGTACGCCAATGTGAGTAGTTTTGTGAGTAATATGTGAGTAAAATTGAGTTGTGAGTAAAATTGTGAGTAAAATCTGTGAGTAAGTATGAATAGCATCAAGACATACGTTGAAGGAAAGTCACTGAAGGTTTTCTTCATCATCAGTTATCAGGGAAAGAGATTCCAGGTCTATACCGGCATCACGAGTACCGTCAAGTTCAGCGGGATGGTCTTCCCGAAGAGTGTTCCGAACGCAAGAGCCAAAACGGCCATGCTTGCAAGGCTGTTTGCGTCCGTGGAAGAATACATCTATATGAATACCGATCTTCCTGTAGCAAGAATGAAGGACGAAATCAAAGCCATCATAAACGGAAGGGCAGCATCTGTAGAGAAGAATATCCTCTACTACATCGATGAGTTCATCAAGACAAAGGCCAAGGACAGCACCAAGGAGATATTTCTAAGAACAAGGAAGAGAATAGAATCCTTCGATGAGCATGCCGACTTCGACAGCATCGACAGGGACTGGCTTGAGAGATTCCAGGCGCATGAACTCCTGAAGGGTCGTATGAGCGGCGGAATAGCCATCGACCTCAGAAACATACGTACGGTGTTCAACTGGGCCATAGACAACGAGATTACCACCAAATATCCTTTCCGTAAGTTTTCCATCAAGACCGAGCGTCAGCAGTACCTGTATCTGAGTGCCGAGGAGATGAGGGAGTATCGTGACTTTCCGGTAGAGCCTTTTATGGAGAAGTATCGTGACTTGTTCATGCTCGGGTTCTATCTGATAGGCATCAACCTCTCCGACCTGCTCGAACTTCCTGCTGACTGCATCAAGAGAGGGCGCATCCAATACAAGCGCAACAAGACCGGCAGACTCTACGACATCAAGATTGAGCCGGAAGCAATGGAAATCATCAAGAAGTATAAGGGAAAGGACCATCTTCTGTGCATCCTGGATGACGGAACGAAGGAATCAAGCTTCCGAAGAACGTTAGGAGATTACCTGAAGAGAATCGGACCTACCGAGATGAAGAAGAATAAGCGTGGAGCCTTGATCAAGAAGGAAATCAAGCCGCTTCACAAGGATATTATATGGTACACTGCCAGAAGAAGCTGGGCCACCATAGCGGCTAGCATTGATATTCCGAAGGAAGTTATCGGCAAGGCTCTAGGCCATAGCGAGTGGGATAACGATACCACTTCATTGTATATTCAGTTCGATAACAAGAAGATAGACGAGGCGAACCGTAAAGTCATCGACTATCTAAACGGTTAACAAAGAAAATCCCCACGCCATCTGCAAATGACGTGGGGTAAACCTATAACCTAATAATTGCTTATGACGAATAATTCAAAATCCTGAAAGAGATGCCCGGCGCCGGGAGTGAGTCCGAACGCCGGGCGGAAGAGTGCTATTTGAATGTGTTAGTGCAAATATACGAACTTTTTCCGACATACGCAAGAAAACTGCTATTTTTTATCGTACAATTCGTCAAGTTCCTTGGTAAGCTCAGAGTTTTTATCGGAAATCTCAGATTCCTCCTTCTCTGCATGATTCATCGCATCAACAAGTTGTCTCGATGTTATCTTGCGCTTGCAGTAATTGACCTTGGCGCGTTCGCATTTCCATCTTTCCCGCCACAGCTTCATCAGTAGTGTATAGAAGTTTGCGACCTTGCTCTTTTTGGTGATCTGCCGATAGGCTGATTCCAGTTCTCCCTCAGCATCCTTCAGCTTCCAGTTAGCTTCAATCAGCTCCTTCTTCAGCTTCTCGTTGCAGCGGAGGGTGTAGCAGACTTCGGTAATTAGAAAGGTCATCACAAAGCATTGCGCAAACCCCTTCCAGAATCCCAGATAAGCCTCTGCTACAGTGAGGCAACACCCGAAGACAATGCATACGACTAAGATGTCGATGCGGTCGAAAATCATTTTTAATCTTTCTTTCATAACATTCAAAAATTAGATGCCCGCCCCGAGCTATAAGCAGGAGACGGGCACGGTAAATTACTTGGTTGTCATCATCATCTGAGGAACGTTCCCGTAAACTGGAAGCTTTCCATCCCATTTCTCAATCCACATCTTTTTTAAGATAGCAGGAGTAAGGGAAGCTGTCTTGAGCTCATTGGCCTCACGTTCTGCACGTGCCTGCACGAGCATCTTTTCCGCCTCTGCCTTCTTGACCGCAACCTCATTGAGTGCTCTCTGTGCCTCCTGGATAGCCTTGTTTTTCTCATTAACGGCCTCGACGATGGAACTCGGATACTTCAAGCCGGAAGTCAGCTGCTCAAGCTGGAAATGCTCCTTAGCAAGAGCCTTACTGAGCTGCGTCTCGATGGCACGTTCAACCAGGTCCCTGTTGCTGACAATCTGATCAGTTGTGTACTTGTTGAGCTGAATACGGAACGCATCCTTGACATAGTTGAACAAAGTTCCGTTCACGATATCTTTCAGTTCCTTGCGGTACTTCTTGAAAACTCTCGGAGCATTGCCGTCAACCATCTTCAGTGACACGGTAGGGTCCACAGTGAATTCGGAGCCATCCTTGGCGTTGATGGTAAACGCAGGGTAGTCGATAGTCTGAACGAACGTTGGGTACTCATAGACCTCCTCAGTGAATGGGTTGTACCACACGCGGCCGGTAACGAGGCTAACGTCATCAACACCCTTGTCAGTGCCATAGAGGTTCACCAGGATACCCTCGGAACCTGCGTCGATACGCTCGCTGCAAGAAGTTAAACACAACGCTGAAAGAATCAGCGACAACATGAACACGAATTTAATCTTTTTCATCTTTTTTATTTTTAAATGTTAAACAATCCGTTGCGATGGAAGCGAGAATCCATAACAGGAGGATGGCTACGCTTACGATGTTCGTTGTCGTGTCTGCCTTGCTCACTCCCCTGAGTCCGACATCTACGACCATGAGGGTTATTACAACCCACGCCACGAATGCGGCGATTTTCCATTTGATTTTCTTCATTGTATCTATTTTTTAATTATAGTCTAGAACAGATCCTTGATTCTTCGGAAGTCCTCGCCATCCGGAACCGGGCAATCCTTCACCCACTCAATGTCCTTCACTTTCCACATAGACAGGTCAATGTCCTTAGGGAGAAGAGCCTTCATGTCTGCGAAGAGGTTGAGACGGAGGGAGCAGTCAGGATTGAAACCATTGTCGTTCCATCTGTATTTCTTATGTCTGAGCATCACATCGTTCATTTCAATGAACTTTACCACATCGGGCTTGCTGTGGAGCGTGAGACAGATTCCGTCGAAGTCATAGCTGCGATTGCGGAGTGTTCTGTAATCAACCCATGCCGTATAGAGGAAAAGTCTAGGTGCAGGGATTCCGAGCGTACGGAATACGTTTCTGATTCCGTGAGCAAGCCACATTGTCTTTCCGTTGCAATCCGGCAGAAGAGGTTCTCCACCAGTGATACTAATCTCATCATAGTCCAATCTGTCAACTACCGGAATCTTCTCGATGCTGAACTGGTTGTTGCAGCACATTGGACACTTGTTGTGACACTTTGCAGTCACCAGCAATCTTAGTTTCTTGTTCATAATACCAATATATTTATGCAAATGCGATTTTCGGTCACATTTCGTTTACAATCCGTGAATTTATTATTTTGTCTGTAATACCGATGGCAAGTATTTCTCAGAATACTTCTTCCTCAAATACTCTATTACCTGGTCATACGAGTGAAGAAATCCATCATTGATGAGCATAGCAACTTGGCGTTCCATACTGAACAACTCGTATTGCTTGGATTCTTCTCCGTGCTTGTTACGCATTTCGTGCTCGTGTTCATTAAAAACAACATAGTTTATTGCTTTTGCTATCTTGCACATCGCGGCATGCATAAATTTCTTGCTCACGATTTTACTAATAGCAGCACCTAGCTCTTTATATGCGTCGCCGGCATCATTTCTGTATTTCAGCATCTGGTCGTATACGAACTTGATAACCTGAACCTCGAAGCGAGGATTAAGCCACATCGCAAACTTAACGAAAAGGATTGGATGCATCCAAGTTCCTCCGTTTTTTCCTCTCGCTTTTAAATACGCAGAATTTTGCGTATTAAGCTTTTCTTCTTCCATTAGAGCAGAAATAAACTCCTTTGTGTTGTCGTTATCGAAGAATTTTGTAATCTCCTTCTTCTCTCCACTTGCTTCATTCCACTGTTTGAGCAAGTTTGTAGCATTGAACATACTATCTTTTGTCCTTTGCTCGACCAAAAAATTGCCCAT